CATTCTGGACGAACACCACCCTCATGCGCGCGCATCCACAAGCGGAAATTCTTGAATTGCCTGGGCTGGCCGGTCAGTGCCGTCGATGACCATCACTACGCGACACAGTCCGCCGCGCATATTCTCACTTGGGTTACCATAAGCCAGTGAGTGGAAGTAATTCGCCTTGTCGATCTGGTCAGTCACCGGCTCCGCGAACTCCGCGGCAAGCGCATGCTTGAGCAACCGCACAAACGGCGGCGGCATCGACGCCTCGGTAACCTGGTACTGGTAATCGATCCAGACTTGCTCATAGTTTGTGAACACGCTGGTGCCATAAATCTCAAACCCACGCAGCGGGGCAGCGCCTGTTGAACTGCTATTAAAGACAGCTTTTGGCGTGCCGAGAATATCACCCGGCATCTGGTAAGCGTATTTCCATTCGTTGATGGGGGCAGACGACAGCCGTGCCAGCTTTGTCTTCTTCACCGACCAGGAATACGGATACATCATCAGAAGTGTGTCGCGGATGTTGCCATAAAGGCGGTCGGCGACCTGCGCCTCATCCGTGCCGTCGGCGAAACTAGAGAGCGGCGCAGCGCCCAGCATGATCAATGCATCCGAGCAGATGCTAAGTTTCGAATCGCCAGCAGCCATTGCCTATCTCCGGAAGAGGAAGGGGCGGGCCGAAACCCACCCCAGCCTGTTAGTCGCTGTCGGTAGCCGCCAGCGTCGTGCCGTCGGCCACGTCAACTACGCCGCTAGCGTTCGAGAGAACCTGGGTCAGCGTGCAGACAGCGGTGCTGGCCGTTGAGGTCACGCAATAAATCAGATCGCCCACTTCAAGAGTGTCCGACAGATCATTGAAGTAACCTGCGGTGTTGACCGTCGCGATGGTATCGGTGGTCTTATAAGCATAGATGCCTGGGGCATTGCCACGCTTGGAAGCCGCTACAGTAGCGAAGCCGTCAAGATCAAAAGCCATGTCTGGTCTCCTTATTCGGTGCTGGAGATTTTGACGATGCCTTCATCGTCAATGGCCACGGCACCAGCCGAGAACATCGACGCGACCAGGAAGCTGGTCTTTTCGGCAATGTAGTTGATCTCGCTGCGCTGGTTCATGCCAATGCCGAGGCCGACAGCGTCGCGGTGGAATGCGAAGCTGGAGCGGGTCGATGGCAGCGGCAAGCCACCTTCGTCGCGGTCACCGAGCGTGATGAACTTGAAGCCCAAGAAGGTATCGAGTTCACCGCGGGCCAGCGCCTTGACGGTGGCGAAATCGCTGGAGGTCAGTTCCTGCTCATCCAACAAAGCGGCGAGGCCGTTTGCGTGAATGATCATAAAGCGGCCTTCCATCGGCACGTTTTTCGTGTCGAGGGCCTTTTTAGCGGCCAGCAATTTAGCAAGGTTCAGGTTCGTGCCGACGCCGCCAATGTCGGTGCCGACAGTGGACGGAGACGAAGCAGCGTTCAGCGCGTCGATGACAAGCTGGTCCATGCGACGGCCGATAGACGCGCCGACAACCTGCACCAATTCGCGGCGCTCATCAAAGTTCACCTTCTGCTGCTGGAAGATGTCGCTGTATTCAGCAGCGATATAATCTTCCATCGTCGCAGAGACTTGCGAATAGGTGACGTTGAGCGGGGTCACGTCCGTTTGCGGGACGCGGACAGTAGCAGTACCTTTACCAATTTTGGGGAACTTAACTACGTTACCTTCGACGTTGTTACGTTCGCGGGTTACGCCGGCAAGCGCGCGATTAGCCTGATACGCTTGCTTGACTTCCGCGTCGAACAACTGGACGAAGGCTGAGGAAATGCCGATTGCCATTTCCGATTCTCCTTCAAGGAAGTTGCGGTTGATTGCAATCAGTTGTCCGCGGTGCGGGCCAATCGCTTAGACAAGGTAGCGCTCTTGTCTCCAAGCGTTTTTGACGGGCCGGTGGGTTATCCGCTTTTGCACATATACGATTAAAAAGCCCGGCTGTAAAGCCGGGCTGCAACTAGAAGAAATCCTGCTGGGCCTGTCCGCCGTAGACTTGCTCGAACAGCTTCTCAACTTTTTGTCGGTATGCCGGATTGGTGCTGTACTCTGGACTGCCGACCATAGCCTGCAATTCCTCTTTTGATGGCGCACCTTCCGGTTGAGCCACGTTGATTGGAATGGCCTGGTCTCCGTAATAGCGTCGCACCTTTTGCAGTGCTCTCATGCCCTGCGCTGTGCCAGCCATAATGCGGAACTCATCGAAGTCGTCCTCGCCCCAGACGCCTTTGCGGACCAAGCTTTGCGCCCAATCCGTCACCGACTTAATCGTTGCGTCGGCATTTGGCCCCAGCTTTCGATATTCCTCATCATAGGATACCTTGGCCTGGTCAGCCTCCGCACTGGACAACTCCAAGAACTTTCTGCCAAGCGCCTCAAAAGCGTCCTGGGAAATGCCGTTTTCCTTAGCCCAAGCGCGATAGGCCGTGAACAGCGCGTCATCTTCGCCGATATTAGCTTCTGAGAATATGCGAGTATCGTATTCGTCGGGCGTCTTGTGCTTGCCCTGGCTGAACTTTTTTTGCAGTTCGTTATACGACTTTACCAAGTTCTCAATGTCTGGCCCATCATCGCTCCAGAACTTCTCTGGATACCAGTCTGGCCTAGTAACGTCTTCGTTATCTTCAGACTGATTTAGTTGCGGCGCGAGTTCCGCCGCAGCTTCCGGTTGCAGGTGGGAAATAGATTCCGGTTCCTGCTGGTTATCGCTGCCATCGTCAATTTTGGCATCGGCCAACAAGCCTTCGGTTTCGCTCATAAGTTCCTCGCTCGTTCAATTCGACGCTCAATCTCGCGCACTATGGAGTTCTGTCCTTCCCGCGCGAACCCATGCGAAGCGTCCTCGCCTGGATACCATGTCGGCTGTTCAATCGTCTGCTCCCGCAAATGCATCAAAACCTTTTTGCCGTCGCGCGAATTAAACACCCGCAAATAAAGTCTGTCCAAATCATCGCGCGCAATGCGCTTGTCGTCATCGACCGGCTGCGCAAGTTCACGCAACCCATTCCAGCCTACATCGTCGCTCATGCAACACCCATTGGTTGTTCACCTTGCGTAGCCTGTTGCGCCGCCATGGCTTGCGCGGCCTGCATCATCTGCTCCATCATCTGCTGCCGCTCTTGCGGTGTGGTGCGCAGTTCAGCCGGGACGCCCAATTTATCGGCTATGTAGTCAGCAATAGCGCCGACACGCACCGCCATTTGGCCCTCTTGTCCCAGCGCGCTGGATAGCTGCACCCACTGCGTGATCTTCTCGATGTCGGTCATGTTCTGCGCCTGCGCGATGGGCGAAACAGGCGTGACCTTTACCTCAAGGCCATTCACCCGCAGCGGCATGTCGATCAAACCCGCCTCATCCATAACGTAGAGGATGCGGCTGACCAGCGGGATCATGGTTTCCGTGATCAACCGGCCAAACGCGCTGCCTAGGTTCTGCGCGAGCTCCTTCATGCGTTCCGCGATTTCGGTCGCGCTGCGTGCGGACATATTGTCCGGCGGCAGTGTATCGTCGAGCATGATCTTCTTAATGTTCATGCGCAAATCGTTGATGACGATCTGCGAGACGTTGAAGTCGCCAGCGCGGGGCAATGGGCGCAGACTTTCGCCCTGCGGGCCACCATTGCGCGCAACGGGGATGATCGCTCCCGGCACGATGCGAATGGCTTGCGGGTTTAGAACACCATCGTCAGCCGCGGTGTAGACGCCGGCTATCGATAGGCTGGCGTTTTTCAGCAGCAGTTCCAGCGTCTTGTTCAGCGTCTTGATATCTGGGATTGCTGTCACCAGCGGGCCGCGCCCATAGACTTCGCCGGCAACCTTCATGTAGCGCGCCACGATCCACGGGCTGCTTTTCATGTGTCGCTCAAGCAAAGCCACCTTGTCGTGCGGCCAGATCACCGCGTAGTGGAAAAGTCCGCTGTCAGGATCGTAGACCGTCGCCTCAAGCAGTTCGACCTCTTCGGTCGGCTTTTCGCGGACAATCAATTCCAGCCGCATCGGCAATTCAGCGTCTGACCAGTGCTGCTTGATCGCCTCGGCCTTCAGACGCATCCGGCGATAGACATTGTCAACGCGGCCATGCGCGCCCTCTTCGATGCTGACAAGATATTGCGGCACCGCGGTGAAGCGGATCGGCGTCACGTCATCTCCCGGCTGTACCAGCATGACGGCAGTGCCGACCGCCAAGTCCATCAGGAACTCGCCCATGGCCAGATCAAAGTTGCTTTGCCGCAGCAGCGAAAACATCTTATCCGAATAAACGTCCAGCGCAGACTGAGCCTCAATCGCGCGGTCGCTTGGGATTTCTGGCCCAGGCTCTAAGCGGCACCACCGCCCGTAAGCAGGGAAAAGGCCAGCCTGGATGCGGTTGGCAAAGCGCTGCGTACTGGTAATCGCCGTGCTATCGAACACCCGTACCATCTTGTTCTGGCCGGGCGAGCCGCCGCCCTCGTAATAACCGTCATAGAGATTGCGCTGCGGCAACGCGAACTCGTAACAGTCCTCGTAAATCTGCCGCCAATTGTCCTTACGGCGCTGCGCCAACTCGTGACGCTTCATAATCTGTTCGACGCTTATCATGTCCTGCCCTACTTCTTCGATCTGTTGCGGCTCATCGACATGACGACCAAATTGCGTCGAGAGTTATCGCGGGGGTTGCCGTTCTTGTGGTCAACATCCTTCCCATCGCCTTTCTTCACAGAGCCATTCGCCATCATCTTGCGGCGAGCCGCATTCCGCATGGCCCTGTTTTTCTTCTGCTCTGGGCTGCTGTGGTAGGTGTCGTATTCGTGCTTGTAGTCGCGCGCCATGGCTAACTCTTCTTGTGACGCGCAGCGAAGTTTGCAGCGGCTTCCTTAGACCCGAAGCCCCAGGC